ACGGCAGCGGCGACGGCAGCGGCTACGGCGACGGCTACGGCGACGGCAGCTAATATTTTTTATGTAGTTTGACACAAAATGTAATTTGTGACGAGTTATGTTGGACGAACAAGAAGCATTTCACGCTGCAATCGCTGGCTTAATGCGAAACTTCCACTCTCGGAAACGGGGGTGGAAGCATCACTCTGGCGACAAATCAAAAGTAACTGATTGGGGCAATCACATTGAATCGGCAATGGCCGAAGCTCTGGTTGCTAAAGCACTAAAGATGTTTTGGTATAGAGTGTCAGACGAGCCGTGGAACTATGCGGATGTTGGGCCATATCAGGTGCGGCATACGATATATTTTGATGGCGGGTTGGCGATTAGTCCAAAAGACAATGATGATCAGATTTTTATCTTAGTGGTTGGTGCGTTTCCCCATCAGTCAATAGTCGGCTGGCAACATGCCAAAGATTGCAAAGTAAAGCGGTATTATCGAGAAGAGTTTGGTGTCTACATCGTTCCGCAAGACGAATTAAACAAGGGATTACCGGCATGAAAATGTATACGAGCCATGTGATTAACGAGGGCCGCTGGAGTGTTAAACTATGGATACGGCGCTCGGTAGAATATCAATGGGAATATGAGCCGATGCCGGATATTCGCCGATTGATCGAAATTAATTATGATGACCCAATTTCCACGGTAGCCCAACTTTTACTCGAAACAGTTTTAGGCTGTGAAAAGGTGGAGGTGGCAACGCTATCAGGGCAGGGTTTATTTTTGGAGAAGTAAAGTGACTTTTTCATTGGTTGGAGAATTGCCACGTCACATTTATTGCTATGTTGATAGCGCATATACGCATACAGTTTCGCAGGGTTTTATACCGTGTGTTTGGTTTGGCTTGGTTTCATATCCTGGCAGAACGTGGGGATGTACAGTGATGCTTGAGAGCGGGTCGATTTACCGAAATGTTCCAGCTCATGCAATATCGTTTGTTGAGGATCCAGCAATTGCGGTTTGGGCGGCAGATGAAGCTCAAACATGGAACTGTTACGGCGAGCAGTTTACGACCCTTGAGTATAAGTATCTTGCTGGCCTGGAGTGTAAAGCTAAGTGCAAAGATGGTTCCTACAATGGAACTTATTTGTTTACTGCTGCTCCTATTGGAGACGGGTTCTCTGCGTATCCTGAGCAAGCCAAAGAATTTTGCTTCATCCAGCTAGACATTGGCAGATTGACTATCCAGCCGACTAACCATGTGGTTTTTAGGGAACGTAGTTTTACTGATAATAAGTTAGAATTTCCTAGCGGATTACGACGGCAAACAGATGTATGGAGTGCGGAATAACGTGGAGGTTCTATGACCGAAAAGATTTACGACGATGAATTGCAACTTATAAACGAACTTGCCACACAACACATTCAGCAATCATATTCGTGCAAGAAAAACAGCGTCACTTTTAAACTTTTAATGGATTCATTTTTAGTGGGCTACCACACTGGCAAAAGAGACGGGCGTTTCAATGAGCTGGATTTGTTTCATAAATACCTAACGGAAGCCAACAATCTACGGCGGTGTTTGAAAGATGAGCGCAGAAAGTTTGAACTTGAGAAGCAGGAAGTTGAAAAGAAAATGATTGATATTGAATCTAAAACTATTCGATTGCTTCACCTTCGAGATTTTGTGCGTGAAAAAGTAACCGAATTACGGACATTGAAAAAAGTATTAAAAGAAGGATTTGCAATTAAACAGGTGGAGGGACCATGCAACACTACGATCTAGCCTTAGAACATTGTGCCAAGATACCATATTCATCAGGACGATTTGAGGCGTATGACGCTTTTGTAGCTGGTTACGAGGCAGCCTTAAACCAGCTTAAAATGCCCACCATTGAAAAAGCGGTTGCCACTATGGACAAACCCTCGGATAATAAAGGTAACGCACAGCAAGCCGCATAGGAGCTATAATGCCACTCAACAAGAAGGGCCTTAAAATTAGGGAAGCCATGGAAAAGTTTTATGGCAATAAGAAGGGCGATGAAGTGTTCTATGCTTCTGAGAACAAAGGCAACATCAAAGGCGTTACAAAGAAAAAGAAGAAGTGAGACGCCACAGGCTAAAATTCTGTGTAGCTTGTCAAAAAGTACACGACGACAAACAGCCCTGTATTAAAATTCAATCAAACAGCATTTTCTGTATTGGCAAGCGTAATAAGTAGTTCCATGCTGACAGCGTGGATAAACGAGCTGAACGGCTCCGCTCACGATTAGGCTTGGTTAGGCGTCTCTATCGCCAGAAGCTACTTGCCGCTGTGGACTCAGCTAACCCTGAAGAAATTATTCGATGTTCCTATGTTCTAGGTTATATCGACGCTGTGATTAAGCTGGATCATTTACCCATCAACGATATACTGCCACTGTTTCAAAAACAGGATGAGCCTTCAACGCACTAATATGGTCAACGGTAAAAAGAAGGGTTCAGCAGGAGAGAGAGAGCTTGCTGCTAAGTTTAGAGAGCATGGCTTCACCGCCAGGCGTACCCAACAGTTTTGTGGGGCCGCTGGGGACGCTGATGTAGATTGTGCTGAACTCTCCACATTTCATATAGAGTGCAAGCGAGTGGAGCGGCTTAATATTGACCAAGCAATGGAACAAGCAGAGCGGGATTGCTACGAGAAAACCCCTATTGTCTGCCATAGGCGCAACAACAAGCCATGGATGGTTACGATGCTTTTAGACGACTGGATTGCTTTGGTGCGAGATGCGGAGCAGACCGAGTCTTAACCAGCATCAAGAGCATTTATCTTTAGACACTCCAGAACGGACGTTATGGTTAGCCGTTATTGAAAGAGCCCTAAAAGACTACTGCTTCTTTTTTGATAGAGTTTTACGAAACAATACTAATTGGAATATAGAGATTAAGCCGGAGTCATTCATGAATCCAAAGGCTGCAATCTTTAAGAAACGAATAGGGGAATTTCAGCGTCTAAGATGGTTTTTGTTTCATCCAGTCGGCGAGCCATTCAACCTAGAATATCTTGGTGATGTGCTCTATGAGCCAGAACAGGATATGGCTGGTAGAATACGGAAGAAGGCAGCTAAAGTATTTAAGCGCCACCTAGACGAAGCTAGGGCATCTGGCATCTACCCATTACTGGTTGAGTATGTAGATAAAAATACGGGGGCCAACAATGTAGCCCCCGCACTAGAACCGTCACCGTTACGGCATAAACGGTATAGACTCAAAACCGATGTTTAGCTTTTCTTCTTCTTGTCTTTCAGTGACCAAACCTGGGACACACCGTAAAGCACAGCGCCGCTAAGTACAGGCTCGGCAGCAGTAGCCAGATTGTGAGCATCAGCCTCAGAAACTCCAATAGTAAGAAGGCTACCGGCTACTAAAGTGAGCAAGTGCCGAACAATGGACGCAAAAATGATTGGCATAAGATTCCCCTTGTTTTATCAAAATAACTACTATCAAATTTACAATTCCTCTTTCGAGGGTCTACAAAAGAACCAACATTGCAATTCATCCATGGTTCCCAATAGAAACTAATATCACAGTCTTTGGATAGTCTTACGAAACGAGCTAAGTCTATCGTTCTACCATCAATTCCGTCTAGGTCTGTTATACATTCTCCAGTAACCATAGGAGTCGCCCCGTGTCGCTCACAGATTTCTCCGGAAACACAACGTCCACGAAAAGGACTGTCCACAGGAATACACTGAGGCACAGCAAGACGTACAAGATTAAGTAGTTTCTTTCGAGCTTTAACATTCAGGTCACACTCTAAACAGGGTGATAAATAGCAAGTCAAACCATCCTTAGCTTTGTCTATTCGCTTTTTAAATCGATCCAATACTGCATTAAACTTGCGATAAAACCGCTCATCGTTTCTTAGTACTTTACGAGTCGCTGACGCTGCTGTCTCACGGTATAGAACCTCGTATTTACCACAACGCTTATTTCTCATACACGGAGAGTTTATGAGATGTACCCGTATGACCTTATGCTTGGTACTGCTTAAAAGACGCTCACCACATTTACAGGATGCTCCAAATGTATTCTCAAGCCATCCAGTGAATATAACGCTAGAGTCCTGCCACGTTCGTTCTATGGCTTTACAATCGAAGTCTTTATGGCAAAGGCCAAGGTAGCTGGCACCCTGAGCGTGAACCGTACCAGTCAGTGCTAACAGCACTATGAGCAGTCTCATTTATCCAAAGCTCTATCTAGCTTCTTTTCTATGCGCTCTAGTCTGGACTCAATTCCACGAATCTCGCCTTTTACCACCTCGACTTCAGCGTGAAGCATATACTTGTTTTCTTCTAACTCTTTTAAAGAATTTTTAACAGAGCGATAGTCAAGCCCAACTATGGAAACTACAACGCCAATAATGGCTTTGATTCCAAGCTCAATCCAGTATTTAACTTGTGTGAAATCGTGTTCTGTCAATGTACTCGGCCCCCACCATAAGCATCAATAACAACTAATTGAGCCTCTGGAGTATTCCCCATTTTTTCCATGAACTGCACTAATGCAGACCGGCTTGCGAGAATGGCAGAGTTTGAACCTAGTTTACCAAATTGCATACCAAGAAGAATACAGCCATGTGTATCCTTATGAGTATTTCCAGCATGTATTAAAATATCGGATCTCTGAGGGACATCTTCTACCCGATACACTACCCCAAAGCGGGGCGACCTGTGTAACTTAACTTTGTAGCGACCCTGCGGTATGCAACTAATCTGGCGCTCGTTATCCCGCCAGGCATCTTCCAAAGTGACAAACTCAGGCGAGTCATCAAGACACAGAACGCCAAGGGTAGCCCCATTACATTCTGTTACTCTGACCAGCCTAAGCTGTCTCATAACTTATCCTTCTAGCTCTGCAACACGAGCCTCAAGAGCTTCTACTTTAGCGTTTAGGTCTTGGATGGCTTTAAAAGCTAAAGAGACCATATTGCTGTAAGCCAACGCATCTGGGGTGCCGTCTTCAGCATATTGAACAAACTCGCTGAGACCCGCAGCATCGACTTCTTCGGCAATCAAACCACCAAAAACAGTGCTTCCGTCATTCTTACCCTTATAAGTTACAGGTCGAAGTTCAAGCACCTTAGCAAGACCATGAACAGCATCTTGCACATCGGTTTTGTATTTAAGTGATGATGTTGAACGAGACACTACTCCATTACTTGCGACGAATAAGTTAGCAGCCGAGGCTGTGGTATTATTATAAGGAGAATTAGCGCCTGTTCCAGTATTAAACGTTCCATCATTTCTAACGCTGAATAATACTAGAGAAGCACTATCACGAACCTGTAATCCAAAGTTACTACCGCTCGTATCAGCGCCTTGAATTGTCGTGCGATTTGTGGAAACAGATGCAACACCAATACCAAGATTGCCAGCACTACTTAGTCGCATCCTTTCCGTTAAACTGCCACTCGCAACATCTGGTGTTGTATAAAAAAGGATCTGTCCAGGCATCCGATCGGTGGCAATAGTTCCATCGGTTGCGGCAATAATTGCGGCACTCGGTTTATAAAATGTGCCATCAGCTCCATAAAAATCTATCCGGCCCAACTGATCACCGTTTTGAACAATAGTATTAGTTCCAACTGTTACCCCTCGTGATTTTGCAAAAGCTAATTGACCTCCAGTTGCGCTATTGTCGTATCTATAAACACTAGCTACGGTTGCCGTTCCCTGTACACTAAACAGATCTCCCGCAACAGCTCCCACTCCAACACGATTATTAGTGCGGTCAATGAAGAGCGGTGCGCCAACTACACTGGTTACTTGGAACTGTGTGCCGTCATAAACGATTTCAACAATGTCACCAGTCTTAAACTCATTACCAGCAAGTGCAGTTCCCTGGCGCTGTAATGTTTTAGTTCCAAGGCCATTGATATTGATAGTAGCAGCGCCCGTAACGGTGGCGTGAGCTATCCAGCGAATTACCTGACCAGCAGCATAGGCAGTAATAGCTGGTGTTAATGAGATAGTATACGCAGTAGACGTACCGCCAGATGTAGCCCCCCAAGCTACAGAACTATCTTGTACCTGGCTTAGTTGAGCATAATCTGTTCTAGCCAATCCGAGGCCGACACCAGTGTGTCTATTACCACCCATCGGCAAATTCTGGCTAGGAGTGTTTAGCCCATTTTTGTTTATACAATCATTGATACCATTTTGAAAGTCAGTGTCCTGAGTGTCATGACGCCCAGCCTCAATACCAATTCCGTTAGTAGCATCGCCAATCCAGCCAGCAGTACCATTTGCTTTAGTGTAACTAGATCCAGACCACGGCATAAATCACCTACACGCTATACTTGTTTTTAAGAGTTAAAACTTTATTAACATACTGACGGGTTTCTTTGGGAACAAATGTGGTTCTTAGAATGTTTTCCCACGTTGCTTTTAGTCCGGCCTTTTGGGTTTTGTTGATGGCCTTTTGTAAATTACCTGGCCCCCAGTTGTAAGCGGCCAAGGCTAGTTTGTCATTCTTAAACTGCTCTTTCATTTGAGCTAAATACTTAGTACCGCCTTCTATATTCTGTGCAGGGTCTTTTGGATCAACGCCAAGAGCCGCTGCGGTACTAGGAAGTAATTGCATTAGACCAGTGGCACCCTTGCCGCTCTTAGCTGCTGGCTTGCCCTTAGACTCTACATCAATGATAGCTCTGATAAGCGGCGGTTGGTTTTTGATTAAGGCTGATACTTGAGTTGGCTTTGCTGCTACGGAAGATGGTTGTGCTGATTTGGCCTTAATCTTAGCTTCTATTTGTTTTTCAATGTTGTTAATTGCGTCATCTATTTGCCGTTTGGTCGTCTGCTTGTTGGTTGGCGCTGTTGGCGATTCAGATACTTGTCCAGCAGCTATGCCACCACGAGTTAAGGCATTAGATAATGAAATATCAGGAAGTTGTGCAAATGGACTACCAACAGCAGTAAGTATATTGCCCCATGTTTGCTTCGGCAAATTCTTTAAAAGCAAAGCTGTTCCTAACGTTGTGCCTAAAACCGGAGACACAATTCCAGCACCCGTAACAGCGGCAGCTTTCATCAACGTTTCTGCTTGTGTTGGTGCTGCTATTACAGGGGCCTTTTTTTTCAACTGCTCATCAATAACAGTAAACGCATTTTCAAATATAGGCCAGAATGGGGCTGTTTGAAGTTGTGGGCGATTATCATTTATCCACTTTAGTTTTTTAGCTGGACTATCAAGATTAAGGAATGTGTTTACTAATTGATTTTGTAATGGAGTTATATCGACGCCACCTTTTTGTAACGCTTCAAATCGACTAGAACCACCAAGAAAATAATCCGTTATGTCTTCTGATTCTTTGCGTTGTGCACCCGCTAATGGAGAACGCTGTTTCAGGTTTGGATTGTAAATAAAAGCATCACGATAATCTTTCCATGCTTGCTTGGCTTTTCGTACCTTTTCGCCACCAGGAGTTGTGTCAATAATGTCGCCGATATAATTATATATTCTATACGCTAATGTTTGTTCTGGCGTCAGGATATCTGCTGATGCTTTTGGTAATAACTTACCAACTTGTTTTTGTAATTCATGTAGGTCGCCCAGCGTGGTGGTGGTTGATTGCATTGACTCTGGTACAAAGGCTGCCAGCGCAGAACCCATTTGTGGTTTTTCAAACGCAATCAATTTGTTAATATGTTTGTTTAATGCCGATGGAATTTCGGCCTTATTGGTAGCAGACCAATCAGCAACAATAGAATCAACACCCGCTTGAACACCTGTAGTGTCAACTGGCGCTGTAAATACTTCTTTATCTTTAAAAGCTGCATTAGCAGCTGTTCGCATATCTCCTTTAGCTTTTTCAATGTTGCGAACTTGTGCGGCTCCAGATGTTACAGCAGTTCGACTAGGTGGTTCGATTGGTTGTGTGCTTAATTTAGCAACATCACTATCTATTGCTTTGACAAGTGTCTGCGTTTCTTCTTCTAATGTGGGGGGCACCTCGGCTAATTTAGCTCCAAGTGTTTTAGCCGCTTGGCCTCCTTTTCGACCGAGAAGAAGTGCTAAAGGAGCTGCAAGTGTGGTGCCTATTTGAAACGTAGGACTTGTTGGTACGAGAGCTTCGCCTGCCTCTTTACCAGCATACATTGTTGCGCCAGTAAGTGCATTTCGTATTAAATTGCCTTTGCTTACAGGTGCGACAAATGATGTAAATTCTTGTAATGGTGTTTTTTCTTTTACACCAATCATTGGAGCCAATGCCGCTAAATCCTGCTCCAGCATTTGAGATGCACCGAAATATGGGACATTGATTCCACCACTTCGTGCAATAGCTACGGCTGGCGTAGTTATTACATCAGCAAGGCCAGTAAGAGCTTTGAGACCACCAGTAGCAATATCATATAAACCCTGTTTGCTAAAAAACGTATTTCCAGCGCCTCCTATTTGTAAGGGCTCTTCTGTATTAGTAACTGGTAAGGAAGTTGAAGTAGTTGTTGTTGATGCAGCTTTTTTAGCTTGCAATTCAGCAATTAGGCGTGTTTCTTCCGCAATCGCATTACGAATTTGCTGCAACTGTTCTGGCGTAGCCATTATTACTTTTGCTCCAGTTGTTGCCGCTGTAGTTTTAATTTATTTAATTCAGTCATTAAAGCATCTACCTCAGGATCTCCTGTAACTCCTGGCACAGATACAGCATTAGGTAGTAATGCTTCACCACCTGTCTCATATGCTGCTTTATATCCACCTACTTTCAAATTGATTACGTTTTCTGCCTCATCTGCCAATAGACGTAGGCGTGTTGCTATGGCTTGCGGACCCGATATTATTGATCCAAGGGTCGCATCAATTAGACGTTGCTGTTCACCTTCTGCAAGATTTCCAACTTCGCCCAATAATCGGGCGGTTGATGGCACCAAAATGTTCATATTAGCCATCGCCAAATTTTCATCGGAATTTGGATCTGTCTTGGCACGAGTTTGAAGAGTAAATGCGTTACCACCCAATCGTTCAAATCTGTCAGCTAATCTTCGAATAGCATCAATTTGTCCTTTGGATGTAGCTATTTTTGGTTTATCGGCTGCTGGAATTGCATCCCAAAATGTTGGGGCCTTTGCTTTTACTCCGCCATCTGCACCACTCCTAGCAGCCAATCCAGCATATCGAGCATTAGAAAGAGCGGTCTCACGGGCTACTTGAGCTTCTAATGCTTTTTGTCCTTCTGGTGTCTGATAGAATGTGCCAAGTGCTTTTTCCTTTGCCACCTCTTGACCACCCAAAAGATCCATGGCGTTCTGCTGCCCAAGCAGCTGCGTGTTCAATCCAAGCAACGCATTTTGTATCTGAGTACGACTGCTAATATCTTCTGGCAGATTTTGTATAATGCTTAAACGTTCTTCTGCTGGCTTGCCCAATAACTGAGTAGCATACTGATTAGCCGCTAAAGATGCCTCAGTAGCTTGCTGTCGAGCCTGATAACCAAGCAACCCACCAAGCAAAGCCCCACCTAAAGTAATGCCAAGGTTTGTGCCAGTGCTTGCATAAGGATTGTAAAGATTAGGCAGTGATTTAGCGATGACGTTGGCACCTATTCCATAGGGCGTATCCAGTGGAGATATATTTAAACCACCCAACGCCGCTGCTAGTTCTGCTGGAGTTGCCATTATTGTCGCCCCGTTTGCATATAATCCAGAATACCTTGACCGAGACCCGTACCTAATCCAGACGTAAAGCCTTGTCCTAATCCACCTTGACCGCTACCTTGATCGCCGTATCTGCTGCCCATGTTAGCGAACAGATACTGGCCGTAGTAATCTGGCTCAGCTCCACCGCCACGAGGCGTTGCCCTTATTTGCTGTAATCTATATTGATTCTCAAGTGCTGCCATTTCCTTGGCATATTGCTGCTGCAAAGGCATAGCAAATTGTCCAGCAATCTGACCAGGCAGTAATGCCGTTCCGGTAGCCTGTGCGTATTGCTGTTGCTGTAAGCCGGTAGCTTGGCCCATAGCCATGTTCTGCGCCTCTTGGCGAGCTTGATTCTGGGCATCCATCATCTCTCTATATCTGCGCTGATAATTCTCTCCTGACGGACTCCAGCCCTTATTAGCAGCCTCTTGATCTAACGCTTCTTTCTGCTGCTGAAACGCTCGCTGATTGCGCAAATCAAATTGATTCATGATAGCGTTATAAGCCTGGTCCATAGACTGATTAAACTGTGGCTGTTGCTGTGTCAGGAATGTATTTGGATCAAACTGTTGGGCATAGCCAGCTTGCTGTTGATATATGTTAGAAGCGGTATTTTGTAGGTTAGGCCCTTTTGCTTTTTTAGCAGCTTCTTTTGCTTGGCCGCCAGTCTTTACAGCTTGGCCCTGATAATTAACGAGTTGACCCTTAGTATTACGGTAAACACCAGGTGAAAGTCTTGTAAGACCTTCGTTGGCTTTATAGTTTTTAGGTTCTTTTGCTAATGCGCCTTTTGCCATAATTATACCTGTCCACCCATATCAAATCGTATTTCAAAACCCAGTATTTGGCATGTGGTATTTTTAATCGATCCAGCGAATCGAATAGCTGCACAATGCCCCTGACCTTTTACTGCATACCTATTAAAAATGTATTCAGCCTCGGAGGACCACGGACTTCCCCAAGGCGTAAATGTTGGCACTCCGCCAGTGCTTCCCCACGTGGTAAATGTTCCAGGGGGCGTTGTAATAGTTTCTACGGTCGTTCTTCGCTTGAAATCAGTATCAAGGCCAAGTGTTAAGGAAAGTCCACGTTGGGTTTTGAGTATTGGCCGAATATCTTTAAAGGCTTTGTAATTACCCCGTGAGCCATAGAAACTAAACGCTGTTCGGCCGGCGAATATAATGGGTGACCCAGTGCTAGACGTAGTGACCTGATCGGCATAACCAGTTTCGCCTTTCCATATAATGCCACTGGCTGACCCATAATATGGTAAATTATTGAATATGGTACTAGATGCAGCATCAGTACCAGACGCCAATTGAAATGTTGTCCAAGCCTTAGTATCCAAACTATAAACTAAAAAGAAACTGCTGTTTCCATTAGTGGGAACGTTTATATAAACCCTACGTCCACCAGCCCATAAAAAACCATACCAAGCATGATCAAAAGGAGTAGTAACAGCATAATCCGTAATCATCGGATTTATCTTTTGTCCGACTACATTTAATGCTTGCTCTGGATCGAGAGTAAATAAAGCAGATAGGGGTACAATACCCTGCTGCGTTAGAATCCAAGTATCCTGATTAACTCGTACATACGAACGATAACCAAGCGGTTTACCGATATAAAAACGAGCAACCTGAGCCCAATTAGCTTGGCCTGGTGCATCACCAGCGTACATGAGGATTTCACCTTCTGAACTGATAGCGTAAAAGTATTCAGCCGAAGTACTAGCGGTTTGATTAGTAAAGCTACCAGTCCAAAGAAGATATCCACCTTGAGTAAGATTAAAACTTAAATCTTCTTTTGTAAGCGTCGGAGAGCCAGACGTTCCACCTTCATCGAGGCCGCTAAACCAAACTTTTCCTGTTCCTTTTTCAACAAAGAAAATACGTTTTTTATACGAAGAACAAGTAACAAGATTTGGAAGGCTAAGACCAACGCCAGTATAGGTTACGTTAATAGCTGTGCCGCCTGTTCCAGCTCCATACACTTGGGGATAATCAGCACCAGACGCATTTGTAAGATAGATATTATTAGCTAAAATGGCCCAGTTAAACTTTCCACTTGTATGAGGCGTTGCTTTGGTAATATCTGTGACTACGCCAACAGACGAAACTGAATAGAGCTTATTAGCCGTAGCAACGATAAGTACAGTAGTTCCATCCGCCAATGGTAGACGGTGCATGAACTGAATCTCGCCAGAGATGGAAGCTCCAGTGGTCGATAGTTGAGCATAGCCGAGACGTACAGTCGGAGCGCCAGCTCCAGGCAACACGTTTACTAGCTCCAGTGCTGAAGCTGGATCCATGTTGTCTATTGGACTTACTAGGTCCAACCCGCCGTATGGCGGTGACATTGTAAATCCTTCAAATCCCATACTTACTTAAATACGAAACCGAGGGCGTTGTGCAGGTGCGGATGCGCCTGGATTGTTACTATTCCCATTGTTTCCATAAGACGGCCTTAATGGACCGGTTGGCATACTTCCTATGGGTTGGATAAGTCTCATATCTGGCGGCTGCATATTTGACCCTGGATAATTAATTAACGGATTTTGCTGATCGGCAAGTTGTGCAGCCCGTTGTCCAACGTCTTGCCCATTTTGCTGCTGCAACGCAAATCTGTATCTATCATAAGGTGTCTGCATAGCTGGACGTGGACCCTTCTGAGTTCCCCCTTGCAACCATGCTTGATCAGCAGGACTTACCGGTCCAAACTGGTCATACGATACATTACTTGGCGCTTGGCGTGACAACATATCTTGTAATGCGTTCATCATGTCTGGCGACATTTGTGGCACACCTGGATAATTTTGTTGCCCTTGTCCTGGGAACACCGCTGGTCGATAATCACCTGGCTGGGGCGCTGGTGGCTGTGCCGGTCTTGGAAGTGCTCGACCACCAGCAGTAACTAAATCCCCTTTAGGGTTGCGATATACACCAGGCGATACTCGCTCTAACTTTGGATTTCGTGATAATGCTCCTGCAAGTTTTGATTGTGCTGCCATATTTATCCTTTCATTTTACGATCAAGGGTTTGTCTTAATGATTCTTTCTTAACTGGTCGAGGTGCTGGTTCTGGTGTTGTTGCTTTTGGTGCATCTACTTTTGCCCAATCTATATCAATACTGCCTCGACGTTCATTTACAGCTCCAACATCAAGAGCCTTTTGAGCTATGTCACGTCTTTCTTGCTCACTAAATTTGCCAAGCCAATCGTTCCCATATTTTTTAAAGAATGCCGAATAGCCCCAAATATCTTCTGGTCGTAAATCTTTTACATCACGAGATTTGGCAAATGTAGGATTGCCATATTGACCTTGAGCTACCTTTGCTTCTTCTTGGGCAATTAATTCTTCCCTAGTTCTTCCTTTTCTAAGTTCCATGGCGCCACGCAACTCAGGCGGTATATTGATACCTTGATCAATAAGTTTTTGAAGTCGATTGCCCTCTGTTTTGTATCGGTTGGTATCAAACAACTCATTGGCTCCAGCCATTCCTAATCCGACACCAGCACCTATAAGTGCGCCCCACGGACCAAAATAACTGCCCATGGCAGCGCCAGAAGCCGCTCCTTGCAAATATCCTCTTCCGCCAGTTCGTTGATTAGCTAACAAATCTACCGTTCCAATAGCTCCTAAAGCTGGTAGATAATAATTACCAGCCGAACCAATTCCACCTAAATCGAAACCGCTGGGAGCGCCCACTAATTTTGCGCCAACTAACTTAGGCGTAGCAACGTTTGTTTGTCCAAGTGCCTCAGCTCCACCTAGCATGCCTGGCATCTCAACTGCTCCGGCTGTTCCGCTGCCAAACAAACTGCCAAGTTGTTGAGCACCATACATGCCCGCAAGCGTTCCACCAAGTTGCCCAAATTCCTGTTGCTGCTTTGCTTTGGCTGCTTCTTCAGCTCGTTGCTTTGGCGTCTTGCCAGGACCAAACCGTTCAGTAACCATTCTATCAATGGTAATAGGATCAAGACGTTTAGTGCGTAGCCAGGCAATATAGGCTACTGGATCTTGATATGTAAGTTGAGGATCACCTTGTGGTTGTGTTGTTGGTCCTGCGTATGCCACTATGCTCTCCTCAAAATTGCAGTTGGATCCACATCCAATTCATTTGGTTTTATTCCCAATCGTTTTAGTACATCACCAATAGTAAATTTTTGTTGTGATTTATATGGTGCTAAAACTTGGTCTAACGAATCTTGTCCAATAAACTTTGCTATTTTTGCCAAGTTGTAATCATCATATTTCAGTAGATCGGGATCATCTGTAACTATAACCACATCTTCTGGGCGTACTGTTTTCTCAGCCATAACGTCCTTTATATCCACGTCCCAAATACAGCGGTTCCACTACGAGCAAACAATTCTGCCCTAGTGTGACCACCAGCATAAATTATCTTTCCAGGGTTATCCCTACTAAATTCTTCATGAAGTTGTTGAAGGAATGTTGGTTGCACTCCAGTTAAGCCGTGGATTTGAGCAAACCGCTCAAGAACTCCCTGCTCAACTAACTTTTCATTGAAGATACTTACATCGGTGTCAGCTAAAAACTTATCGTAAACTCCGTTAAAGTAATCCCAGGTTACGCTATCGTCTGATACTGATCCGCTTGTATGGGTTGGAGGCGTTGCTCCTGTAGTTCCACCTGCGGTAGTGGAATAGTAATTGCCGTTGTAGAAGCAGTAGGCTCCTGCTGAAAAAGCAGTTGAAGTAGTCCAAGTTTTTGGCTTAACACTACGGTCAGCAATATACTCAAATACAACAATGTTGCCATTATTGTTAGCGCCAGGAGTCGGGCTAATAAGTAACTCAGTATTGGAAATACCACGAATCTGCATCCTCTGATAAACAGTCGTATTAAGTCCAAAGCCCCTAATTTCGCCATATTCCTGCTCCGACATTGGCCCAAGGATTCGCCAACGTGTTGAACTGTTCCAGAAAGTTTCGTACTGATACCAGGAAAAAGCGGCGGGCAAGGCATACGTCGCCTGCCCGCCAACAAGAGTAATACTGCCGGACGCATAACATTTTGGCCAAGGATATGCCTCAAACATATCTCGATTGACTCTTTGCGTAATGGCCAACAACTGTTTAGTCGTAGTCTCAGTAGATCCTATAACCGCTGACTCAACGGTATATCCACACTCATTGGCTACGTTCTGAACAATTGTTGCTAAACTCATACTTTACGTGGTCGCCCCCTTCGCTTTGGCGCATCCTCAGTCGAGTCTACGGTGAGATCATCCATGACCACAGATTCTTGGATCACCTCCTTTCGCATACTACGCAGGTCGGTACCTTCATTGGCCTCGACTCTTTGCATTAGTAGTTCAAGCTGTTGCTCCATTTTGGCCGCTCGTTTCTGCTCTCGCTCTAGCATCTCTCTTAGCTTTACAACTTCTGACTGAGATGAGTTAGCAGCCTTCATCCACTCTTGTGCCAATTTAACAAAACGAGACAAAGAACCAAGACGGCGTTTAACTTCGTCATTAGCCTCAGCAAGCTGCTCTACAGTCTTAAAGCCCATGTGCTGCAATTCTCGTACAGCGGTCCCAGGAATAGGCGGCCATTGAACAAGTGGGGTTCCACTGTCTACTGGCTCGTTGCCAACCTGAAATGCTTTATATTCTTGAGGGTACTCTTGAATATCCTGCGGCTCTATACGTCTAACGGTCTCGTCACCGCCAGGCCATTGAATTGAAATAGAAGGGATTTCATCGTAAATCGGACGTCCTTCTTTTAGGGTTTTCTCTCGATTCTCGTTATACGCATTAAAGAACTTCACATTAGCGCCTTGGAATCGACGCTTGGGCTGCATCTGCCCATTCATTATTGAGTTCCAATCAATTTGTGCCATATTTCTCCATAGGTTAAATGAGCTTTATGCTCATCTCCCTTTATAGCACTACCCTTCAATAACCGTAACAGTGTTAATCGGACTACCGCTGGCCTGATACGCCGTTATCGCTCCGGCAGGAATAAATCCATTATCAAACCGCACTACATTTGAACCCGCAGTGCTTGGCAACACATAGCACAAGTTAGTCGAAGTTGGTGCTATGCCAGTCAGCGTAGCTCCGTTAAAGCTAATAGCTACGTTAGCGGCTGAATTGTTCTGAATAAGCAAAAAGTTGCGAAATGGCTTTGCGGCAGCGATGGTAACGCTGGTGGCCGTTGCCATGGTTGGAGTGGTAGTAGTTGTGTTTCCAGCAAAACTTGTCATAAATCACCTAAAAAGTTGGGGGGATTACTCCCCCCCGTTAGCTTACGAAGCCTTAGTGAACTTCAGATAAAAGTATGAAGTTCCGTTTGATACCACTACAAAGCAGTTAGTATCAGC